TTCTTTTTATAAGTTTGACGGTGCTATATCTAAAATGCCTTGTAGTGTGCAAGATTATGTTTTTGAAGATTTTAGTATTACAAACCAACCAGAAACTTTTGCTGCTGTTAACTCAGAGTTTAATGAAGTAACGTGGTTCTATACTTCTAATAATGCTACACAAATTGACAGATATGTTACCTATAACTATTTGGAAGATTGCTGGTCAACAGGATCTTTGGCTAGAACAACATGGCAAGATTATGGCGTGTATCAAAAACCATATGCTACAGAATATTCAACAACAGCAATTGCAAATAACAATGTTATTAATGGTTTAACAGCAGGAGCAACAACATTATTTCAACACGAAACAGGTGATGATAATGTAACGCTACCAATTACAGCATTTATTGAGTCAGGTGATTTTGATATTGCTGATGGTCAACCTTTCTTACATATAGGAAGAGGTATACCAAACTTTAAAGATCTTACAGGCTCTGTTGATGTAACATTAAAATTTAAAACATATCCAAATGCAACAAACAGTCAAACCGTTGTAAGAACTGTAGTTTCTACAACAGAAAAATTTGATTTACGAGGCAGAGGAAGACAAGCAAATGTTCGTATTGACAGTGACGCTGTCGGTGATAAATGGAGATATGGTACATTACGATTGGACGTTCAACCAGATGGAGGTAGATAATGGCAACTAGCACTGCTTATCCTCAAGGCTCAAACATGCAAGGCATAGGAACAGGAGGCATAATGGGAATAAATAGCCCGTTACCTGGTCTTATAAAAGAACATTATGATCCATTAGATATGGGTAAATACGTAGGTAATCCAAATCACAACCCCGCATATAGTGATTTTATGCAAAGTGAGTTTAATACAGGAGGTCCAGGTTTGGCTGTCATGTCTGATGTTTATTACGGCGATGGTCAAAAAAATACTTTTGGTAATAGTGCTTCAGCCAATCAGTTTAAACAATATTTAGAATCAATTGGTACTCCTATTCATTCTGGTCCACAAGATGGTATTACTTATGATACTATGGATCAAAAAAATGGTGATAAAGTTTTAAAAATGCCTTTTCCTGATATGGGTGAGCCAAGTCAGCCAATTTCTATTATGCCTCCTGTTGATATGCCTGGTGGGGGACTAAAATCATTACCTGATTACACAGAAAAATTTTCAGGTTATGATACTAAAATTGGAGGATTTGATAATCAATTTAAAGACATAATAGGTAGGTTAGAAAAACTTGAACAAGGTATTGGAGGCATTTCTTCTACTCCTACAACACCATCTTCTCCTTTAGAAGGAGGAGTATTTAGTGTATATAAAGGAAACAACGCAAGAGGTTATTAATGGCTAAGATTACAACAACACGATTTCCTCAAGCAACCCCTACATATCAACCTACTATAATTGATATATTAACAAGATTGTTAGAGCAGATAGTACAACAATTAAACTTTGGTTATCAACAGGATATAAAAGACGAATCAACAGCAAGGACGTGGTTCCTTGGCTGATTTATTTATAAGTAGATCAGGTAGTGCAACAGGAACTATTTACACAGTTCCAACAGCAAATCAAAACTCGCAACCTCCTGTTCCACCAACAACTGCTTTAGTTAAAAGTATTCGTTTATCTAATCAGTCAGGCGGAGCTGTTGTAACAACTGTAACTATGTTAGACAGTAGTAATAGTAATTTAGAAATAGAGTTGTTTAAAGACAGTTTAGCTGACGGTGCAGAAAGCGAAGTATTAACGCAACCTATTGTATTAGAACAAGCTGATGCAATAAAATTAACAGGTGCAGTAAAAATATTAGTAAGCTTAATGGAGATAAACTAATGGCATTTAAGAAAGTACAAGACTCAAAAGAAATAGGTAAACAAGTAATAGAAGGACAAGAAATTCCTATTATACAGCCAGAAGTTCACGTTGAAGTAAAAAATAAAAGTACAGGGGCTGATTACGAATCAGAAGACGAAGCTAAATTAGATGTAGCTAATCCAAACACAGCTACTACATCTGATGATGTAGAAACTAATGTTCAAATTAAAGTGACGAAGTTACCTGATGTATTTGGAAAGACTAAGAACCCATAGCAGCAGCTCTTTGCTTTGCCATGTTTTCTTGAACAAAAATTCGTTCATCTTCTGTTAAAGGTCTACCCATAGTAGGAGGTTTAGAGTGACATGAACACCCATCTGTGTGTCTTTTGTGATCTCTTTCTACTGCTAATAAACGTTCATGATAGCGACTCACCTTATCTGCGAGGACAGCTATAGCTTTCAATACTTCTTGATTGTCCATAATATCTCCTGATTTATAATTTTGGGTGAGATCTAATTTAAACACGTCCATCATAATTATCAAGTAATCTTTTTATAATTGTTTTCTTGACAACTAATTTGAAATAGTGTCCCAACCACTAGGATGAGGTATGCAGTGTTCTGTCTTTACCCCAGGTTTCATTGTAAGTAAAATATCACCGCTTATACTTATCCTAGCTTCTTCTTTTGTGTTTACTTCGGTGTAGTGTAATAACCCACTAGGGAAGATAACAAAGTTACCTGTCTTCACAGGAAAGATATAACTAGAAAAATTAAACTGATTCCAATCAACAATGTACTGATCGGTAGGTGGAATAAACAAGCCTGTTTGTGATGCTAATTCTTTTTCAAATCGTATGTTACCCATGTCATCATTACGTACGTAATAGACAAAACTAAAATGACTAGCGGTGTGTTTATGACTAGCAATATGTTGATCTTTTACGGTGTACGTAGCCCATGATTTTGTAATGTGAGCATCAAATTTCTCTTTACTGTAACCTTTTGCTTTTAAAAAAGCGTTAATATTTGTTGCTATTTCTTTAAATAAATTACTGTATTTTTTATCTTTATGTAAATTATCTTTAGCTTCTTCTAAATCTGTAAACATCGTATTACCTTTAACATCAGTCGTTGCTGCTGTTCTACCAGGTTTCTCTTTAACAAAAGATTCAACGTGCTTTGCTGTATCTTGATCGTCGTTTACAATGTTTGCGTAGTAAATAGTTTCACCAAATAAACTATTAATTGTTGCTTCTTTCTCCATAACTTACCTCCAAGTATTCTATTTTTGTTACCCAACCTTTAGGTATGGCGATAGCACCACCACCAGATATATCGTCTTTATCTTTACTATAAGAGCGCATAATGATTATTTTTTCATCATTATTATGTATCATCCACCCTACTTCTTGACACACGGCTAACGGAGCATTTATCACATCTTTTATGTCTAACCATCCAGTTTCCGTGTCCCGTGCATCGCGCCACGTGAGACGAACCATCGGTACTTTCTTAATATCTATATTCATGTCTAATTTCTCATTGCACATTATATTAAAAACACTTATAAATATAGAATAAAATAGGCGCATTTCTCCAAGCCTCGCCATCTTGCTTTTCAACGAAAAACTAGTTGCTATGAAGGATTATGCATGATGGAATTTGACGAACAGTTTATTGAGGATATCCCCCAATTAGGTATTGGTGGTTTCTTAAATAAAACATTTAAATCGGTAAAAAAAGCAGTAAAAAAGATAGCCCCTATTGTAGGTGGTGGTCTTGGTTTTATGATTGGTGGGGCTGCAGGCGCTGGTATTGGCGCTGGTATTGGTGGTCTTATATCAGGACAAAAAGCAGACAAGGCTCTTAAAACAGCATTAATGGGTTATGGTATTGGATCCATCGCAGGAGCATATGGCCCTCTTAAAGGTTTAGCTGGTAAAGGTTTACCTGGTGGTAGTTTTGCTATGGGAGATAATTTTAATGTTATCAAAGGTGCTCAAAATATGATGAGTGGTTTTGCTAGCCCAGATAAAGTAGCAAAAGACTCTTTTACAGAGTTCGCTGCTAAAAATAATATGTTAGATTCTAGTGGTAATTTACTTCCTAATATAGATGCAGGTAAGGCTAAGGAATTATATACCACTTCACTTGTTAAAGGCTCAAGTAAACTTGGTGCAGGAGATGTCTTTAGTAAATCAAACTTATTAGTAGGAGCAGGTCT